CCTGTCGACCTATTGGCCGGAATCTTTGGAATCTGTAACCATTTTATCACATCTTTGGCCACATCGTCAAGTATACCGGCAGACATCTGGCCCCAATTGTCGCTCTGGACGGGGATTTACGGGGTGTCGAGGTCACCGGTCCACCTCTCTCCACGGGTACTTGTTTTTTAACGTACGGTAATTTTTTACTGCACATGGCCACGCTAGTAGTTATTTTTTAGCCCACGATTATTTTTAACAACAAGTACTTGTTTTTTATTGCGCGGTTATTTTTTACTTCACATAATTATTTTTTAAACGCATACCCCCGCGATTTTTTTGTTCAGTCAAATCCACTTTCACACTATGGTCCTATTCAACACTTCCACACTATGACCCCATCTAACTCGCGTGTTCGCTCGCACCCATATACACATATACGCACCCCTGTCGCACATGCACTCGTATTTTTTAAACATTAATTCACCAGACTAAAAAATATTCTAATATATCCCCCTCCTACTAACTGTGAGTGTCTGACGGTATTCGGCGAAAATCTTGACAGCGGTACAGCGGTCATGTTAAAATGGAAACATGGACAACAAAATCGAACGAATCTCAGATGAGGAAGTTTTTGATAAAGATACTGGTGAAGTATTACCTTTACCCGTGTCATTCTCCATACAAAAGCAAGAAATGATAGTTAATAATGATAGATTAGGTATATCAGATAAAGCCCTTGGTACGGCTTTCCTTGAACATGGTGGTTTGTTAAGCAGGGTATCCAAGCAAATTGGGTACTCTGTCTCCTACATTAAAAAAAGGTTTTCTAAGAGTGCCTATTTAATGATGTTGCAGGAGTGTTCAGAACATGAACTATATGATTTGACCATAGATGGACTTAAAAAGAACCTTGTAGATTGTAACATGGATGCTATTAAGACTTATTTAAAGTATAAAGGACATAAGTTTGGCTTTGGTACTGAAAAGGAAATTAAGGACGTACCAGTTAACATACAGATAAACATTACAGATGCTGTTCCGGATAAGAAAGTGACTATTCACAATGTTACCGGAGAGGTTATTGATGAAGATTAACATACCTCTGTTGCCTTATCAGAAGCGTTTAATGCATTCTAAAAAACCAACTTTGGCATTTGTAGCAGGTACAGGAACTGGTAAAACATGGTTTATACCACGTTATTTATTTACTAAGATGTCCGAGAAAAAAGAAGAAATACAAAGAATGGGTGCGAAAGTAGCAGAAATTACACACGGAATATACATTGTATCTGCTCCGACTACTTTGATGATATACAGAAATCCTTTAAAATATATAAAAGCGTTTTTCGATTTTTATAAAATACAGTACACGTTCAACAAACATGAAATGTTAATGACAGTGTTTAACGGAAAGACAATTTTAGGTGAAATTTACTTCATCACAGCAGAAAAACCAGAACGAATGCAGGGCGTACATGCTGATGGAATTGTTGGAGATGAAGCAGGCCTATACTCAAAATTATGGTGGGACACTGCAGTACAAAGAAGAACATATTGTGGTGGTTGGATAATGTTAACAACTACACCTTATGCAGAGAATTGGCTTAAGACTGACATTGTGGATAAAGCAGGAACTGACAACACAATAGAATTGGTTAGACCGAGAACTCAAGACAACCCATACTACCCTAAAGAAAATATAGAATTAGCTAGACAAGCACTGCCAAATTGGAAATTTAGAATGATGTATGAAGCCCAATTCACTGTACCAGAGGGCTTAATTTACAAAAACATTAACATAATAAAACCATTCCCAATTGACAAGTCTTGGTACAAGTTTGGTGGTATAGATTTTGGTTGGAACCATCCTACAGCAATTACTAGATTCGCTGTAAACCCTCGTGGAGATATTTTCCAGTATACAGAATGGAAGAGATCAGAGGTTACTACCGACACAATGTATAACGAACTTAGTAAAGAACCTATTAGCTACTGGGCAGATTATGCTCAAAAAGAAAACATGGAAAATTTGAAATTACGTGGGGTCCGTTTAGAATTGGCCGACAAATCAGTTATGAACGGTATAACTAGAGTAGTGTCACTTTTTAAACGTAAAAAATTGCATATATTCAGCAATTTGCCACTAACAATAGATGAATACAGCACGTACAAATGGGCTGTGGATAAAAATGAAAAAGCTACAGATAAACCAGTAAAAACAAATGATGATTTAATGGATGCGTCAAGATATCCATTATATACGATAAAAAATTTAGATACAATAATTAACGCTAGGGAACGTATGCCGGATTGGATGCGTCAAGAATATACAAATAACGTTAGAATGGACGTTAACATTTATCAATAGGAGACCAAAATGGAAGAATATGAAGAACATTTGCAAATGCTTGAAACAGCTATAAGGTATTCTGAAGATGTATTACAACCTAAACTTATTGATAACGTTAGATATTATAAAAGATGGGAAAAAGAAAATCAGAATGAAGAAACAAAATACACAGAAGCATTGAACATAGTGTCACCAGATGTTGCTAATACAGTTAACAGCATTATGCCAACAACAATGGAAATTTTTCTTAATTCTTCAGCTATATCAATAAGCTCACAAGATCCTGATGAAAAGAAAATGGTGCAAGATGGTGTGCAAAGACATATTTTAAGAGAAAAAAGTTACCCTTTAACAATGTATAGAGCATTAATGTCAGCATTTGTAACTGGGTTTGGTGTAGTTAAAGTAATACATGAAGAAACATTCAGAACCATAAGGTATGACATAGATGAAGATGAAGTAGAAGGATTCCAAGACCAAAAATTTGAGATAATAGAAAAAGAAGGTGAAGATGGTGAAATTTCTAACAGAATTGCTTTCAAAAAAATACCAAAGTATTCTGGACCAAAGTTTTATTACGTGGATGCTGGTGATTTCTTTTATCTACCTGATGGTGATACTATTTATGACAGTTCTTTAATGGCCCATAGAACAATTGTTAATGAAGATTTTATTAATCAAAAAGTTAAAGGTGGTCATTATGATTTGGTTAAACCTAAAGAAGATGGTACACCTGATATTAACTGGGGTAAAGCTGAAGTAGATACATCCTCTACATGGAAACAAGCAGAAACTAGAAACACTGATGGATATACTTCAAATGACAATAAACCTAAAGGTATGAAAAAATATGAAGTGTTCGAATGCTACACAAAAATGATGGATAATGACATCGATGAACTAATAGATGTTATAATGACTGTTGTTGGTGGAAGTGTTGTAAGAATAGATGGAAATCCTTACGGAATACCTCCATTAGGTGTATTTATGCCACAAATTGATTTTGTAACAAACACACCAGATTCAATGACAAATTGGATTAAAGATCATCAAATAATTAAAACAAACATATTAAGACAATATATAAAAAACATTATAAAATTAAATAATCCTAGACCTAGAGTAGATCCTGTAGATATATCGAATGGTGGAGTAATTTGGTCTGATCTTTTAAGTAAAGATTACACTAGACCTGTCAGAGCAAGAAAAGATGCTGTTGATATGGACACTTTTGCAGTAAAACCACTACCATCCGATGCATTGAGGTTATTTGAAGTTCTTACACAACAAGAAGAAAATATAACTTCTGTTACAAGATATAACCAAGGTACGGATTCAGCAAGTCTAAACCAGACTGCTACTGGTATATCAACAATTTTGCAACAATCCATGAAAAGAATACGACTAACAATGAGAATGTTAGTTGAAACAGGATTCAGCCCATTATTAGAAGTTCTTACAGAAATGTTTAAAGAAATGGGGATTATAAAATGGGAAGAAAGTTATTTATATTCTGAAAATGGGTTGGGTTATAAAGACAATATGGCTAGTTTACAGAAAATGTTAGCTAGTGAAGCTCTAATAACTAGAGGTATTGAACTTGGTGTTGTTGAACCAACACAATATTTAGAATTTATTAGAACTGTCTTAGAAATGCAAGATTTGCCAGTAAATCAAATTTTAGGAGAACGTAATGAACAACAAGGAATTGAGCAAGCAGGACCAAGTGGAATTCCTGGCCAAGGAATACCCCCAACTGAAGAAAATGCTGACCTTCCTCAAGAACAGTTACTTGAGTAAAATAGCCATGTCAGCACCAGATGAGACTAAAATACGAGAAGAAAACTACTTCTTGTTAAAAGCTACTGAAAATTTAATGGAAGGAATAGTAACAATAAAACAAAACAACGAAGTAGATGCATTTGAAACGAATGCAAAAGGAGAGTTCTATGACTAACAAAACCATGTTATTACAAATGTTCGCAGAGGAAGATTCTACAGAAATAATTGAAGTTGAAGAAAGCACCGAAGAAACAAGTGATACTGAAACACCAGAAAACGACACAGAGGACGACGGCAGTACCGACGACGAATCCGAAGAACAAAACGACGAATCCGAAGAAGGTGACGAACAAGACACGGACGACGAAGATCCACCAGTAAAAGATCCATTTAACCTAAAAATTAAATATTTTGGTAAAGAAGAAATAATTACAGATAGAGAAGAAGCCAAAAATTTGGCTCAATTAGGTAAAAAATACAAAGACAATAAAGTAGAAATTGACACAAATAAAAGAATGAATGACCTAATACATAATGACAAAGGTCTTCAAAATGTAATTAATGATTATTTGGCCAAAGGTTCTTTTGGTGAAAATGGCCATGAACTACCTAAAGAAGATGGTGAAACAACATATGTAGAAAATGTAGATGATGTAAACAAAATTGTCAAACCTATGGTAGGCGATATACAAGTTGAATTAGGTCAAATAAAACAACAATTGTTTGTGGACAAACTAAGAAGTCAAGTTACTCCAGAACAATACTTAGAAATATGTAACCAGTATAACGACCATATGGAAATGAGTGACCCGAAAATAGCGCAACGTTACGACACTAATGTTGACGCAAGTATAGATTTAACAACTAGAATTGCGAATAGAGTTTTAGCCCAAAGTACTAAACCAAGTGCTACTGATGACCAGGGTTCTGAAACCAAAACCCCAGTTAAAAGAAAAACTAATTCGCTGAAGTTGAATAAACCATCAACTCCAAAAAGTAAGAGAGAGAAGAAAGCACAACCTACATACGAAGATATACAAAACATGTCTCCAGAAGAATGGAAAAAACATCAATCAACATTCTGGGGCAATTAAACCGGAGGAAACAATGAAAAAATTAGAAGAAGCACAATTAATATTGCTACAATTTTTTGCTACAGGAACCACAGATAAGGCAGCAGTAAATACTGGAACAGCACAATCTACATATGATAGAGAGTTTGCTGAACAGTTAATTGGTTTCAAACAGTTTATTAAGTTTGGCCTAAAAAGACAGTATGGTTCTAAAGGAACAGATGGTACTATCAGATTTAAGTATTATGATTTATTCCCATTACCAGTTGCAGGTATTACAGAAGGTGTTACACCAACACCAGTTAAACACATTGCTCATTATGTTACAGCGACCCCTGTACAATATGGTGATCATGTGGTTCTTACAGATCTTGCTATTGATGATTCAGGAAATGATGAAGTTAAAGAAGCGATAGAAGATTTATCAGAACAGGCTTCACATCTTTTCAACACAATTACAAGAGATGTGCTAGAAACATCAACAAATGAATTCTTTATGGGTTCAGTTGTAAATAGAGCTGCAGTTATTACAGCATGGACATACGATGATTGTTTAAGAGTAATAGCAATAATGGAAAACAACAAAGTTATGCCTATTACTAAGTATGTTGAAGGTTCTGATACTTTTGATACTACACCACTTGAACCTGCTTACATAGTGTTCACACATTCTTTCTGTGGTATTGATTTAAGAAAGATTCCTGAATTTTTAACAGTTGCAAATTACCCTAGTGGTAAAGTTCCTATGATTGGTGAAGTTGGTGCAGTAGGGCCATTAAGATTCCTTAATGATCATGACATCACAGTAGTACCTGATGCTGGGGGATTAGCTGCAACTAATGGTCTAAGAAGTACAACAGGAACAAATGCTGATATTTTCATTAACATTTGTATTGGTAGAAACGCATATGGTAGAATAATGCTTAATGCTGGTAATGTTAAAGTTATTGTAAAAGCTAAAGGTTCTGGTGGTACTAATGATCCTTTGGATCAGATAGCTACAGCGGGTTGGATTGGAAGATACACTGCGAAGTTTATCTATAACGAAAAGATTCTTTTAATAGAAACAGGTGCAACAGCATAAAAATACAAAGGGGAGCGATAAACTCCCCTTCATTTCTAACAAGGAGGAAATGAATATGATAGATTTAAGTGTAGAAAGTTTTCCAACAAAAGCAGATTTAATAACATTTGTTAAATCAGAAACTGATGTACAAATGTCTTCTAGTCTGGATAGAGCTACATTAGAAGTTAAAGCTAGAGAATTAATGGGGTATACACAAGAAGAAATTGATGACCTAGAAGAAACTGAAGATATATTAGATGAAGAAGAAATTGTTGCTGAAGCTGAAAAATTGGCTAAATCAAAAATTAGACAAGCTATGGTAGAAGAAGAAGCTAATGCTATAGTACAAAAAAGAGTTAAAGCAAGAAGAAACAGAAGAATAGCTGAAATCAAACGTACTAATAACAAAAATATGGCTGCACAGGTTGCTTCAATACCTAGAAGAAGAGTAATTATAACAAATATAGATGGTATGAAAATGATACCTCATGCTGTTAATGGTTATTGGACAGGTTTAGAAGCAGGTAGAGAATTGGATGTTAGAGAAAATGTACTTGAAACTTTAGCTAAAAAAGTAAGAGTTGTAAGAGGATTTGACGGTAAAGTTACATCAAGAATACCTATTTACAACATTCAATACATAACAACAAGAACTGATGTAAATGATACTCCTGAACAAAGAAGAATTGCACTACAAAAAGAATTAGATAGTTTAAACATAGAATAATTAATTTTGTGGGAAGGAAACTTCCCACTTTGTTAATTATTTTAGGAGGGCAAAATGACTTTTCATGAATTAATAGTATCAATATCAAATGCTCTAGGACAACAAGCCAGTTTTGAAGAAATTGTACTAGATGCCAAAGAAGCTTTTAGTTTGGTGTCCCAAGCTATACGTAACCATCAAACTAATGAATATGGTTTAGCTACAGAATTAACTGGTATAGAGTTTAACAACGAACATGGTTATGTAGTTTTTGATGAACCTAATGATTTAGAAATTTTTGGTGTTGAAATAATTAAGTATAACGGTGTTGAGTCCATCCCTAATACAAGAATTTATATGGTACAAAATTTCACAGAATTACGACCTGTACATTTTCCAGTTGCTTTTTTTGACAGGGACCCGTCCGATTCTACAAAATTAAGAATGTGGGTAAGTGATGACAGTTTATATAGACCAATTTCTGATGAATGGATAATAAAAGTATTATCACTTAGTGAAGATATTGTTTTAACAGACACTGTAGATAAAAGCATAGAAAAAGTAATAAGATATTTTGTTTATGCTCAATATGATAAAGCTAAAAATACTATTTTCCAAAATGCTTACAGAGATTTCTCAAATAAAATATCTAGTGACTTACAGAGGTGGTAAAATGGACTTAACAAACTTTAAAATAGAAATGAGAGATTGGTTCAGACTAGAAGAAACTGATGAATTAACTGATTTAACAATTGAAAATATTTATAAAAATATAACTTCTAATTTATTAAACACAATAATTAACGATGAAAAAATGCAGATGTTTAAACATTTAATTTCAAAACATTATACTGTTGATTTATCAACAGTGGGTGTTGTTGACATAGTAGCTTATCCAGTACCTAAAATAACTCTAGGAACAGATTTTATACTAGGAATGGTTGGGAATCCAGTACACACTACTGTGGCTAAGATTCCTACTAACATGTCTCCAGTAGTTTCAATAGTAGAACTGATGACAGTTTCAATGAAAGATTTAGTTTCAAAATATATAATGAATGATGGTTTGTCAATGCTTATTAATGATAATACTTTAGGAAGTGTAGGTAAAATAACTTACCATGCAATTAAACAAGATGACGCAATAATAATAATACAATCTAACAAAGTGTTTGATAATTTTATATCAGAAAATGGCAAAAATCAAATAACAGAATATATAACAAAGTATAACAGGGGCCAAGCATGATAACTCATGATAACCCGAATCAAATGTATTTGGTAGAAAGTTATTTTACTAACGATGTTGGTGAATTTGAAATTTTCCCAAAGTATATAGAAGGAGACACATATGCAAAAGATTTAGACAATGCGGGTATAGAAGAAGCTACTGATAAAGGGTTTTTAATAAATTATACTGGTACTTTTGTTGAAGTAAAACCATTTACTTTTTTTCCTAGTGGTGGATCAGCAATTTTTAAACCTACTATATCACTTGGTTTTACTGGTGGATCATCAACGTGGAATATGGCAATAGCTAAATGGAAAGGTGGATATGTTTTTACTGGTGGTAATTTTGCTAATAATGCATATACTAGGTTGTTCCATTACAATTTTAATGGATTATCATTTATAATAGAGCATTCTGAAGATGCGTGGTGTGTAGGTACTTATAATGGTAGAATTTGTTATGGTACACAGTATGGTAAATTGGTTACTGGCAATGATAATCCTGCAACACTTATAAGAGATGTATTTGATACAACTATCGGCGTTGGAGTAGAAAAAGCCCAAGAATTTAATGTTACAAGTGATAAAATAGTACAACTTTTAGAAACTAATAGTGCATTGTTTATACTAACGGAAATTGGTGAAATACATGTAATGCAAGGAAGTTTCGCTAATGAAACTATACAAATAACTAAACTAGGAAAACTAGATTTATATACAGCTAATTTTCAAACATTATCAGAACATAATGGTAATGTATATGCTAGTACAAGAGTTGGTCTAAAAAAACTTACAAGAAATGTTAATCTAACAGCATTCGAAATTACTAACGAAAATTTAGATGGTATAAATTATTACAAAGATGACAATTTTACAATTTCTAGTATGACGTTTATACCAAAGTTAGCCTTATTTAGAATACATGACGAATTAGCAGAAAACAACATACTTGTTAATGCTAATAATTTCAAATATTCTAGTTGTGATGGACAAGATATAGTTCCATCTGGTGGTATTGTAAGATACCATAAAGAATACGCATTTAAAATAGGTGTAAACGAAATAACTTTTTATAGTCTAGTTTTACCACAAATTAGTATTAGAACTGGGTATTTAGTGTATTCTACTAAAACAGCGCAAGAAAAAAAAGTGTATAATAAAAGTTTAGAAATAATATATAAAAATGACAAAACTGACACTATAGAAGTTTATAGTAAAAGCAATAAAACTGTTAAATTAGTGTTTTCTATAAACACAGTCCCTGCTTCATATTCAGGTGCTTATACAGACATTTGGGACAAAGGTAATAATATAGTTTTTAAAGCTGTTCCTGTTGGTATATTCGCAACATCAAATCAACTAATAGTTAAAACTATTGGAGGCACAAAAATTATGGGTATTAGACAACTTTAACGGAGGGTATAATGGCAAATTTTTTGAAAGATTATTTATTACCAGGAATAACTGGTTTTGTAACTGGGGGAGGTCCTGGGGCTGTTGCAGGAGTACTATCCGCAAGAGAATCTAGAAAGGAATCCCAACAACTCGAAGATTTAGCTAGGGGTAGAGCAGGCGTTGTCGGAGAGCAGGCGGATAGGGAAGCTGCAAAATTACGTGCTTCACAGCAAGAAAGGGGTGTTTTTTCTTCAACATATGGAGCAGAACAAGAAAGAAGATTAAGGTCTAATTTTTTAAACGACCCTACAACATTACAATTACAATTACAAGCCAACAGAGCTAAAGGTCAAACTAGTAGTTTACTTGGCCAGATGTTGGCACAATCTTTTAATACAAGTATGAACAGAAACATATTAGGAATAACAAGTGGTACAGACCCTTTAGAGGGGGTAAATAAAAGATTAGGGCAAGTAGGTAATCTTTTTGGTATAGGTAGAAGGCAACAACCACAACAATTAAGTATGAGAAGTGCATTGAATGACCCTGTTAGTAGATCTACTGGTATACCATCAGGTTTTTCAAGTAATTTATTAGGAGGTTAACATGGCCGGATTTGGAACTGGTTTTTTAAATACATTGTTACAAGGGCAACAGCAAGCTAGTCAATTAGGTATACAACAAGAGCTAGCTCAAAGATCAGCTGATAGAAATGTTAAAGCACAAACTGACATAATGCAAAAATCAAGAGAATTAAACAGGCAAGATGAAGCATTAAGTAGAGGTAGACAGGTAACAGAACAAGATAGAATGTCAGATGTAATAAATTACGCAAATACTTTGTTTGATCCAGAAAACCCAGAAAAAACTAACATATTAAGTGCAATGCAATCAGTACATAGATTTGCTAGTGAAAACGGTATAAGTCCAGAAATAGCTGATACTGTGTTTAATTCATTTACCAAAAGTGTTACTAGTGCTATAGAATTTAAAAAAATAATGGAATCAGACTCTGATGCTAAAGGTGTAGTACAAGCAATAGCTAATGGTGACATGGATTTAGCTAATGAATTGGCAGGCAAGTCTGGTAACCCAGAGTTATTACAATTAGCAATAGAAGCTAGATCATTAGTTCCTAGTGGTGGTGGTGGGTTATCAAACTTGGATAAACTAATAACAAGTAATTTAACAAACATAGTACAGCAAGGAATAGCAGGTGGAAGTAACGATATAGCAGATATAACAGAACAATTAATGGAAGAAATTGATAGAACTGGTATTGGTATAGATAGAGCTAGAGCCTTATTAGGAGATGTAGGGTTTAATGACGAAGATTTAAATTCAATATTACCTTTAAAAACTGGTCTTGATGCTATCACTGGTGCTGGTCCTAATTCTTTATTGGATTCTAGCCCTATAGACACTAGTATATCTAGAAGAGAAAGAAATGCTATTGAAAGTGGAAGGGACCCGTCAACAATAGGTTTGCAACCACTTATATCTGGTTTTGGTAGTGCTTTAAGTAGTGCTGGAAAATTTATAGGTAGTAGATTTAACATGAAACCATTAACAAATTTATCTCAAGCTACTCCAGAAAATAGAATAATCGCAAATAATATTAACAGAGCAAATGGTCTTAGAAATAAAAAAATTGCTTTTGGTAGTGCTTTAAATAACATAAACAATAACACCCAAGAAAACCTTAAAATACCATCGGATGAATTTAAAGTAGATAATTTTGATTTGTATAAACAACAGAATCCACAAGGTACCATGGAAGATTTTAATAATTTCATGGCTAAAACTAAAGGTAGAGGGTTTATGAATGCTTTAACTAGAATTGTAGTACCTAACAGGGGTACTTCAGTAGGACCTACAAGAGTTAGAGAAAGAGCATTAGGTACAGGTATTAGTACATTAGGTGTAAACCCAGAAAATAGAAGAAGTGGTAATATGAAGTTTAATGCCAATTTTAACGTAAATAAGCCATCAAAAGGTTCTAGTGTTAAAACAATAACAAGTAAAAACCCACAGGACAGTATGTGGAAAAAATTATGGGGAGCTAGATAATGTCAGTAGCTAAATTATTAGGTACAATGCAAAAACTTAATAAAAAACAGAAATCTGATATATCAGACTCTATGCCTATTTTAGGGCAAATTTCTGCTAGTATAAAACCAAAAGATGAGGATGAAAATCTATTTTGGAAAGTTATTGATGTACTTAATAGAGGGCAATACGCATCCGCAAATTTTGCTAAAGATGTTATAGAAGGAAAATTTGACAGAATACCTAGAGATATAATGAAAGGTATACAAGGATATAAAAAAGGTTCATATATAAAACTTGCTAAAAAATATTTACCAAAAGATATGCCAAAATGGGCTAAAATAGGAGTTGGGTTTATAGGTGATGTAGCTTTAGACCCTACAACTTATATAGGTACAGGGCTTACTAAAGTAGGTACAAAAGCACTTAAACTGGGTAAATTAGCTAAAGCAGGTGACATAGCAGGTGACATAGGAAAATTAGCTACACAGGCGAAACTTGGGCAAAGGGTTTTGTTTGGTATACAGAATTTGAAAGGTGAAATAATACTTCCTTTGATTAAAGGACAGGGTGCTTTTTCAAAAATAGATAAAACAGTGGATTTCTTTGGTAAAACTAAATTGGGCACTATTTTAAGAAAAGCTTTTAGTACATCCACTGGTAATGTTAAATTAGACAAAATGCTTGCAGGTTTTTTGAACAAAAGGGTATACAAAGAAGGGCAATCAGTTAAATTTGGTAAATTTTTAGTAAAATCTATAGATGATGTGGCTAAAAAAAGTAAAACATCATATGATGAAGTTTCCAAAAATATAACTGAATTAGTACAAAATCCACAATCACAGGAACTATATAGTGGTTCTTTAAAAGTTGCTGATACTATATCAAGTTATTTTGACAAAATACTATCAAAAGAACAATCGTTAAATATAATAGGTAAACTAGATGATCAAAAATACAGGTATTTTCCAAGAATAACTACAGATGAAGTTAAACAATTTTTTAAAAGTATAAATAAAGATTTTGATAGAGGGTTTAAAAGAAGTAAAAGAGTTTCTACTAAATTACAAAATGCTTTAAAAAGTAAAACCAATGACATAAGTATAGCAGAATTCAATAAGATAATGCGTGAAGAAGGGTATAAAAACATGGATCAGAAAATAATGCAATTCTTCATGGAAGATCCAGCACAAGCTGCTACTATAAGGGGAATAAGATCAGCTAAAGCAACAACATCGGCTGAATTATTAAATAACATTGGTGAAGTTTTTGGTAAAACAGTTACTAAAGGAGATGGTTTTGCTCCTAGGGGTTGGAACCAATTACCTAAAAGTATACAGGCTAAAGTTCCTTCAACTGTCAATAAATTTTTTGATCCAGTTACTCTTGACGCGGTGCAAGGTTATTATGAAAAAGTGCTTAATCCGAAAGAAGTTGGGGAAGCGTTAAAGGGTTTTGATAGCGTACAAAACTGGTGGAAAGCTTGGACATTGTCAATTTTTCCTTCATATAATATAAGAAATGCAGCAGGTAACTGGTGGAACAATAATCTCGCTGGAGTAAACAACACTGCATATTACAAGGCTTTAGCATTACAAGTGTATGGAGTAACTAAAAATAAGACAGTTCTTAGACTTGCAGGTATGAACCCAGGCCAAGCAAGAAAACTTACAACAATGGCTGAAAAATTGGGTGTTATTGGTACTGGTTGGGTGGGCGCAGATATACCAAAAGAAATAGGTAAATCATTAAAAAGTAGAAAATTCAATAGTATTAAAGATGTAGCAAATTATGTAGGCTCATTTGCTTCTTCTAGTGGTCCTATAATAACTAATTCAAGAAAAGTTGCCGAAGGTATTGAAAATAACGCTAGACTAGCACATTTTATAGACAAAGTAGGCAAGGGATTTAATCCAGATGAAGCTGCTATGGCTGTTAAAGAATTCCTGTTTGATTATGGAGATTTAACAAGTACAGAAAAAGAAATATTTAAAAGATTAAGTCCATTTTACACTTGGACAAGAAAAAATATACCTTTACAATTAGAAAACTTAGTAAAACAACCTCAAAAATTTGCTAGAATAGGTAAAGTTAAAAATGTTATAGAAGAAGAAATGGGTACAGCTGAAGTTCCTATCAGGTTCCCTAGTGAGTTTATAAAAGATTCAGCTACAATAAAACTACGTAATACACGAAAAGGAGTTGATTTATTTGTACTCGATAATTGGCTTCCTGCTACTGATATAGTTAGATTAGCTAAACCTATGGATACTATGATAAACATGATGTCACCATTTATTAAAGCTCCTATAGAAAACTGGCTTAATTATAGTACTTTCTTGAAGAGAAATATTGAAAGATTCCCAAGAGAAAAGGGACAATTTTTAGGTGTGGATTTGGCTAAAAGAACAGAAGTTAGTCCTACTGAATTGAAAAAGATTTATGATAATTTTGGTGGCAAAGAAGTTCTTAAAAATGTTATTGGTATTGATGGCTTAAGAAATTTTAGACTGTTTAATGAATTAGACAAATTAAACCCATGGGACATTTTTGGTGTAGATAGACCACATAGAACAGACCCATCGAAAATACAAAGATGGATTAACTTGTTCGTAGGTAAACTAGCAAATTATGACGAAGCTAAAGCATTTAGATGGTATGAATTTAGAAAAAATTCAGAAGTAGGTAAATTAAAGGCTGCACTTAGGAAAGCTAGATCTGAGAATTCCATAGAAGAAGCTAATTTTTTACAACAGAGTATAAACAACATAAGAAAGGAATTAAATAATGTAAGGGGGAGTATTAAAAATGGGTAAACATGTAATTTCAAGATCGAGAATTACTAACAGGGACAACCTTGAACTAACAGGTGAAAAATCTTGGTTTGACAACCCTATATCGAATATACGTGACTTGTATTTTTCTATACAGGCTTACCAAATAGATTTAATATCAGAAATAACAGACCCAAACACTGGGTTTGGTGTAGATTCACCTATAATATATGTAAATGAAACTAAAACTTTCTACACATACATTGTGTCAGCACCATTGTTAATAGTAGATAATAAATTTATACTTGACACAGTAGACGGTGGGGATACTAGGTATGTAGGTGTAGCTGGGTTGTATGGTACAATACATAATAGTTCAGCAGGGTTAAACGAAGAACCTGCATTAAATGACAACCTTGATGGTACAGTGGACGTTTCAGCATGTTGTGTTACAATTTATGATAATGCTACATTTGAAGGAAACCCAAGAAGGTATACCTTAGCCGGAGATACTTTTCTTTTAACTAATGGGGTAACTAATTATATTATAGCTGATTACAATAGTGGTGACCCAATACTTAAAGTTGTTACTAATGTAGAAGTAATTACTGAATCTGATATTGTCCCAATATATACAATATATAGGGGCGGAATTTATTTACATGACATTACTTGGGGTAAACTCGGCCAAGGTTTGGCTAACAAAATACATGCTAGTATAGTTAAAACTCAAAGGTACAGAAGAGAATTTGGTTTAATACTTACTGAACATGGCACAAGAAATTTGAATGTTTCAGCAGGTCGTGTGTTTGTTGGATCTATAAAGGTTGACTTAGACGCTATAGACACAACAGTGCTTACAGAAGAAATATTCTTTTATAAACATGTTGCAGGAGTATGGACATTGTCAAGACCTACTCAATATAACAATACTGAATATGATGATGGTAATAATTTAGTGACACTTACAGCTAATAGATATGCTGTGTGTTGGATGTACAGGGGTATCGAAGACAAAAAACATTTATACATGATATTGGGAACTGGAGATTACACTTTGTCACAGGCTAGTCTAGCACAGGCTCCAGTACCGCCACAGGCAATAAGTTCACATGCTATGCTTATAAGTAAAATTATAGTACAAAAAGGGTCTAACATAGCTATAAGTATAGAGAGTGCATTTGATATTGAATTTGGTTATGCAACTGTAGTAAGTCATCATGATTTAATCGATAGTGCTTCTGGTGATGACCACCCACAATATACTTTAATTGCAGGTAGAGTTGGAGAGGACTTGACGGTTCAGGGTGCTTTAATAACTGATACAATTAACGAGCTTGGTGCTGGTGCAGGTGTTATCATTGATGGTGTTGAGTTGAAAGACGGTGGAGGAACATTTATAAATGCGATTATTCAGTCTGTTATATCAACAACACACGCTTCTATTTTTCAAGGAGTTGATACAAAAAAGAATTACGCGATAGGTACTGGTTCTAGTCTGTGGTACGACACCGACACTAACTGGGGAATTAGAAACCTTACAGATAGCAAAACATTATTAACGGTGACTCCAACAGGTATAGTAAATATGTCAGAGCAGAGTTTTGTTGAGGCTTATAACTTATCACAAGCTATGACAGCTAATGTTACAGATTTACCGTTAACGGTAGTAAAAGACACGCAAGGTTCATTGAAATAGCAAAATTACACTAGGAGGATTAAATGATAAATGCAAACGGAATAGATTATACAATAAGTAAACAATACTGGAAAGTAGGAGCTTGTGGTGATAGTGAATTTAAACACACTCACGTATTTCCTAGAAGTTATTTAGCAAACGGAGAAAGGGATAGAAATTGCCCTTATACTTCTGTAGGTTTTAATGTACCAAAGTTTAAAGCGTTAGATGAAAAGTTTTTATACGGCTGTTTAATGACAAGTCATAAAGATTTTTTTAATGCGATTCCAGATGAAGAAATAGTTTATACACCAGAGGAACTGGCTCATTTTAAAGTGTTGAAAACTAATGCTATCAAAAATACCTATGGTGAATTAATAAGTCAAGCAAATCCTGACACACTAGAAGAAGGTAATGAAAATTACCCTGCTGAACAAATAGACGAACTACAAATTACAAAATTAGCAAAATTAATTGAAATTACTAATTCTACTAATTTTGTTGAACTTAATTCAGTGGTAGTAGTATAATGCCAGTTAAAAAGTGCAGTAAAAGTAAATTTAGAATAGGTGAAGGAAAATGTATGTATGATTCCAAAACAAAAGCAGAAAGAGCATATAAGGCGTATTTAGCTAAAAAACAATCGGAGGATAAGAAAAATGGGAAAATGTGAAGATCACACTGATTTAATCAAGGATACAGCTAGAAATGAACAGAAATGTAAGGATCTTAGTATTCAGGTAACTTTGTTAAGTACAACTGTAAATGAAATTAAAGATACAGTAAACTCAATGCC